TTGTCTATTAGACGGTCGATCATCTCCATATTCCGATAATTGAAATACGTCTCCAGCTTTAGGTTCTATAATATTAAATTGTGATTCCCATACACTCGATAATTGAGCAGAGAATGAAGATTGAAAAGACTGGTAATGAATAAAGCCAGTAACTTCATCATCACTTAAAAATCCAAACTGACTTAAATTTACAGCATTTTCATTTAAATTTACCCCCATAACAAATTTAATTGGAGGGGCAAAGGTTTTTGTAGGGTCTTCGCCATATATGTTATCTGCGGATAATAAATTAAAGGTGTTTACATAATATGAAGTTTCTATACCAAACTGGTTAATTATTTCTCTCCACCAGTTATTGAACAGAGTACGTTCATATTGCTGATTATCTTTATCTGTAAATCTCCAGCAAGTTTGATCATCCTGAACTAATCCAGGGAAGCAGTTGTTATAGTCTATACTCATCGTTTTAACATGAAAACTTTAGCTTCAGGTTTATAAAACATTAATATACCTGTTTTACCTAATTGCTGTTGTTTATCTCTATGGGGTACTATTTTGAATGTTTTTCTTATATAATCAAGCATATCAGGTGAACATGGACACGAGCCAGGCTGTTTCTTTAATCTTTCTATAGCTTGATTTTTTGAATGATCTACTTTATATTTATTAGCTACTAAATTCTGATGTTTACGACGATATGAATGATGCGTATCTGTCATTCCATGGCCCCTATGGCGAGGGCCTCTATTAGAGAAAAATTTAGCAAAACTGTCCATATATCTATTTAGGCAAAAAAAAAGCTGTAACAAACGTTACAGCCAATTTTGTGTCATGTGTAGTTAAAAATTATGCAGTTGCATCTGCACCAGGCTTGCTGGTTACTGTAGAATGAACTTTATTTGATCCTGCTCCAACTTTAGTTAGGTGTGGCACAGCGTCAGCTACTGGCTCCAATTCACCGTCAACTTTACCACCTGCTTTACCATCAGCTTTCTTGCTGTTAGCTTTTCCTGTGATAGTTGATTTAACTTTATTTGAACCAGCACCAACCTTAGTCATATGTGCTGATGTGTCAGCTAATGGCTTAGGCTCAGCATCGACATAAGCTTCTTCCATCTCTTCCATTTCTTCCATCTCATGGCCATATTCGCCATCTTCAGCTTCATCAGCGTCTTCGTCGCCCATTGCTGCTTGTAGAAGATCACATAGCTGTTTAGCCATGTCTTTATCTAATGTGATTGTTACCTCATCGGATCCAGTATCTTCAGTTTCATCAACTTCAATACCAAGTGCATCCATTTCGGAAGCATCTTCTTCTGTTCCCATGACCTCTTCAAATAATTTATCGAATACTGACTTCATATTATTATTTATACCCTCCATGTAGCTTTTTCTAATCTTTTCATCAAATTGTTGAGAACTATTTATACCTACGCCATAAGCATTACCTTCTAGGTCTTTTTTCTTCATATGCTTAGGGTCTAATGGTTCCTCTAAACCTTCTAGCTCGTATACTGGCTCGGTAATACCTTCACCTTTTTCATGCTGTTTCTTTTTAGCATCTTTAGAATTCATATAAACAGCCCCTGGGCCTGGTTTAGTACCCATTTGCTTTGTACCACCTTTAATGGGTCTTGATCCTGTTTTATTTGAGGTTTTACTGCCTCTTGCTTCTATAGGACCTTGTGTGCCTACCGCAGCTTCAGAAACAACTTGTTCTTTTTGAAGACTATTTTGGTAAACATCCCATATTTCAGTTAGATTATTATGATTGGACATGTAAATATTTATACTAATATGTCACAAAATAAAGAAATTTATATGAATAACCCTAATCTACCCTCTGAGGGGGCAGAATTTGAGTACTCACCTAAGCAGATAAATCAGCTTAAAAAGGCTAAAAAGAACCTTTTATATTTTGCAGAACAGTTTTTTCATATTATATCCCTTGATGAAGGTAAGCAAAAAATAAAACTTCACTCAGCGCAAAAAAGAGCTTTACGTAAAATGAGAGATAATAGATTCTTTATTCTTCTTGCTTCTCGTCAGATAGGTAAAACAACAATGATGACTATATATGCATTATGGATAGCTTGCTTTAATGAAGATCAGAAAATTCTTATTGTAGCAAATAAAGAAGGAACTGCTATAGAAATAATGCAGAGAATAAGAATGGCATACGAAGAGCTACCTAATTGGTTAAAGCCTGGGGTTAGAGAATATGGTAAAACATCAGTAACTTTAGCTAACGGTACTAGAATAGGTATATCTACTACTACCGGTACAGCTGCTCGTGGTCAATCAGTTAATGTATTAATTTTAGATGAGCTCGCTTTTATTGAACCTCATTTAGTAGATGAATTTTGGAAATCGGTATACCCAATTATTTCTTCTTCTAAAAAATCAAAGATTTTTATAGCTTCTACAGCTAATGGCACTGGTAATTTGTTTTATCGATTATATGAAGCAGCTGAAACAGGTTCATCTAACTGGGCTAGTGATAAAATTTTATGGAACGAAATACCCGGTAGAGATGATATATGGAAGAAAGATACAATATCTTCTATAGGTTCGATGGAAGCATTTAATCAAGAGTTTAATTGTGAATTTTTAGACTCAGGTGAAAGTTCATTAAATGAAGAGCTATTTGCTAAGTTAATGCAAAGTGTTGAAGAGCCTAAATTTATATTTGATGAGGGTGCATACTTACTCTGGGATGACCCTCAACCTGACCGTATATATATAGCAAGTGTTGATACAGCTGAAGGGGTGGGAGCTGATGCTTCAAGCGTACAAATATTTGATTATACTGATCTTACTAATATTAAACAAGTTGCAACTTATCATAGCAATAATATATCACCTGTTAATTTTATTGAAAAGGTTTACGAATTATTACAGCATTGGGGTAATCCTCTTGCGTGTATAGAAAGAAATAATTGCGGCGCGCAGGTTGTTGATGGTTTAAGAAAAAATCATAATTATGAAAATTTAGTATCTTGGGGCGCATCTACTGCAGGTAGAGCTAAAGGTCAGTTAGGCATTATAGCTCATACTAATACAAAATATAAAGGGGTTACTAATATGCGATATTGGGTAAATGAACTTGAAAGTGTTCATATACGGGATGTTAATTTGGTAAAGGAATTAAGAGACTTTATAAGGTATCCTAACGGCACCTGGGCTGCAAAGAGAGGCGCTGGCTATCATGATGATAGAGTAATGTCTCTAATATGGAATCTAATTATATTAGATGATGATATTGTAGGTAAATATTTTGAAATATTACAGACTGATACTAATAATAAGCCATTACAATTACGGCAATTTGATTACGGGATTAAATATTTTATGAACCCTACATCAATATATAGTAACGAGACAAGAGAAGATGCATTTAGCGATACACCGCCTATTATAATAGGCAATGCGCAGAATAATTCATCTGATATGGATCAATTAATAGAGATGGGATTTAAACCTTTAAATTAATATGACGACACAAATGAATCAGGCTCAGCTTAATAAGCAAAGATTAGATAAATTTCTAATGGTTATAACGCTTCCTCCAGCGTTAATGAATATTAGTACCGGAGATTTAGGAGAACACGGAAATACTAAAATTATTAATGATGCACTGCAGTTTTCAGTATATGGTGCAGTTATACCGAGTATACAAGTACCAGAAATTACCCAACCTTATGCTGGTCAAACTTTTAAAGCATCGTCCCACTCCCGACCAGCATATCCTAATATAACAGTAAATTTTACTGTTGATAGTAGATTTAATAATTACTGGATACTTTATAAATGGCTTGACATTCTAAACAATGAAAAGGAATCGGTTTATGATTTTAATAATCTTATGGAAACTCCTACTGTTCCAACTAGATCTCGAAATAAAGAAAGATCAATAACACCGCCTGAAAACTATCAAACAGATATTACGCTATATGCAAAAGATGAATTTGATAAAGAAATAGTTAAGTTTACATATAAAAAAGCATTTCCTGTTAGTCTAGGAGCAATTAACTGGACCTATAGAACCGACGCAGAACTTGATACAACTTTTGAGTTTGCATTCTCGCAACTACTAGTTGATCTTATCTCGAATTGATCCACCTTGATTGTATAATTTTTCGCACGAGAATCTATAAATAATAATATGGCACGTACAATTCAATCTCCAGGTGTAGAAATAAATGAAATAGATTTGAGTCTCAGACCTAATTTACCAGTCGGTACCACAGTTTTAGCTGCCGGTTTCTCAGATAAGGGACCAACTGACGAGGTAATTCAAGTAACAAGCTTAAGCGAATTCGAGCAAATTTACGGAGTACCTACTACTCCAGCTGAAAGATATTTCTACCATTCAGTCAGGCCGTTGTTTAATTCTCCGGCAAATATATTAACGTATAGATTACCATACGGCGAGGACGCTGGTGGTGGTTTTGGAAACTCTTATGGCGCATTAGCTTATCCGCTTGTTAGAGCCGTAACTCTTTCAGGTACTGGGGTTGAAACAAGAACATTTTCTCAAGCATATTCAGCTGCAGATGGTAGTGCTGCTACATCCGCAAATGGCGTTAAAGTTGGAACAGACTTTATTTTAGGTAAACCAGTACACTTTGAATTAACTCAGCAAGAATATATTGATATTTCAACAGGTAATGCATTTACTTGGCAAGATACTGCTCTTTCAGCTCATAATTTAAGTGCTGCTGATACTCTCGGAGGAGCAGCGGTAGTAGTATTGAATAAGGGTCAAACTACAGTTAATGGTAAATTTGAAGGTTTTTATGTTGGTCTTACCGATAATACTAACATGAACGATGCAACAGACTTTGACGCAGTGTTAGCTGCTAATACAGTTGCTGCAAGCGCTATTGCAACTACAAATTATTTAACTCTACCAGAAGGCAGACTTAACTTTGCTCTTTCTGCGCAGAATGATGCATTAACTAATACTTTCGGCCAAGAAAGTGATTCAATCTCTGAGATCATGGAAAACTTAACAGAGTTTGAAATTGAAGGTAGAGATTATGATGATGTTCTATCGGTTGGCTTATTTAAATTAAGACAGTCAGTATTTGCAGCAGATGTAATTAAGCTCGATTATATACTTTCAGAGAGTTATGTCGGTTCGCTTGATTTTCATAGACAAATACAAAGCCAGACAGGAGGAGCTGCTAGAAGTTACTTCCTAGGTTTTGCTGAAGATCAATCACCTAATGTAGAATTGCTTATTAATGATAATCTCTCTCATAGAACTGGTGAAACATATTTAGATCTTGCAGGGTTGCCTATTAATAAGATTAGAATGGCAAGTAAGAGATTTGATACCGAAGGTAATACTAGCACTAACTGGCCACTGTTGTCAGCTTCATATATACCAACAGCGACCTATAATGAGCTAGATGCTGATCGTCAGCTTGCTTTAACAAATACATTAACCGGTGCAGTATTAGGTGCTGCTACAGAAGATTCTGATGCGTTGTTTACAATTGGTACATTTGCTAATGCTAATTTAGAAGGAGAGCAAAAAGCTTTAGGTAGTATACCCGCTAAGATTGATAGATTGCTCGATACAGTAGAAAATCCAGATACTTTTGATCTTGATATTACTATTGAAGCTGGATTAGGTACTATTAATGCCGGTAGAGAAGAAAACGGTAATGGCAAATATTATGATGAACTAACATTTGTTAATTCTATATCAGGTTTTTATACATCTGATATAACTCAAATTGATGAGCTTGCTCAAACATATAGAAACAACTGGAAGACAATTTATAATAAATTTAATGATTTCGCTGAAAAGAGAAGAAAAGATCACCTGTTTATTGCTGACTTACCACGTCCAATCTTTATACAAGGAGCTAATTTTAAGACCTTAGCAGATCAAAATAAGAACTTCTCATTGAATATACAGAAACCACTTCAAGCATTTACAACTGTTTTGAATTCTAGTTACTCAACAACATATGCATGTTGGACTAAAGTTTACGATAAAGTATTAGATGATCAATGCTGGGTGCCATTCTCTGGTACAGCTGCTGAGTTAATGGCTAATACTGATGCTAACTTCCAACCGTGGTTTGCTCCAGCAGGATTTACTAGAGGTAGAGTTGGTAGTGTTAACGATATTGCATTGTATCCAAAGCAAAAGCAAAGAGATCAGCTTTACAAAGTTTCAATTAATCCAGTAGCATTCTTTCCTGGTGACGGCTTTGTAACATTTGGTCAGAAGACACTACAATCAGCACCAACGGCTTTTGATAGAATTAACGTTAGAAGATTATTCTTGAACTTAGAAAAAGCGACTCGTAATACAGTTAAATACTTCTTATTTGAACCTAACACATTGTTAACTAGAACTAGAATTATTAATACTTTAACTCCTATCTTCGAAAATGCGAAGAATACAGAAGGTGTTTACGATTACTTGATTGTTTGTGATGAAAGAAATAATACTCCTGATGTTATAGATCAGAATGAGTTAGTTATTGACATTTATCTGAAACCAGTACGTGCAGCAGAATTTATCTTAGTTAACTTCTATGCTACAAGAACTGGTACAGACTTCAACGAAATAGTAGGGTAAGGATTAAATATAATTAGTTATGGCAGACGTAAGACAAACAATTCAGGACTTCTATACACAAGCACAAGTAAAAGACTTTGCAAGAACTAACCTTTTCAGAGTCTTAAACATAGATTTTGGTGATGGAAGTGATGTTACGATAGGAGAAGAAGATTTAGTTTATGCAACAACTGCATCTTTACCCGCTAAGGCAATTGCTAATGTTGCAGTACCGTATATGGGATTAAATTTTAATATCCCTGGTACAGTATCATATCCAGGCTCTGAAGCTTATGAACTTGCTTTTAGAGCTGATGAATCATATAACCTTTACGATAAATTTCAACAAGTTGTTAATGATACATTTAATGATGAAGATTCAACAGGTAACTATTTTGCCCCTAAAGCAAGTTCTGTTATCGATCTTGTACAATTAGATAAACAACTAGAAAGAGTTTCACAATATCAATTGGTAGGTGTTAGTATTAGAAATATAGGAGCACTTACTTATAATATTACTGAAGCTGGTACGGAACAAAATTTTACTGTACAGCTAGCTTATCACTACTATAGAAAAACAGCTTAAAGAGCTTTCTAATAGAGTTAAGAGCCGTACTGTTGTACGGCTTTTTTTTGCTTAAATATTATTATATGGGTATACTTAACGCACTTAATAATATAACACAGGGTATTTCTAACCTAACGAGGGGTACGCTTGGTGGTTCATTAGCTCAACCTAATTTACAGTTATTTGGTGTTAACGTACCAGGTGTACCATTAGTAAGCTTTAGAGATTATTTTATTACATCAATGTCATCGTGGGTTGGTGCTATACCTCTACGAACTCAGTGGATCGTATTGTTTGATAATTTTCCGGTAGGTTTAAACACAAGTATGCTACAAGATTTAGAAAGAGTTAGTGGTGATCGAAGAGGTTTTAATATTGATAGAGCAAAAGCATTTCTAACTTCCTATCCTGCGCAGGGGATAGTTGGTTGTATATTTGTACAAGGTGCTCAAATACCTGACGATTTACAACAAACAGCTGTAGCGGAAATAGACAATAACAGAGGCTTTGTGCCTGGTAGAATATCAGGTAAAAGAGATCAATTTGCCCCGCTTAGTTTGGAATTTCGAGAGACTAACTCTTCTTTTATAGATAGTGTTATTAGACCGTGGGTTATTTTAGGCTCACATGCAGGATTAGTTAAAAGAGACAGGAATAATAATCCAGACTTAAATCCAACAACTAATGTTACAATATTGCAATATACTAGATCATATCAGAACCTTTCTCAAATTCCTCGTAAGGTATGGAGATTTCATAACTGTTTACCGACAAGTGTAGCATCAAGAAATTTAACTTATGATGCCGAGGGAATGGAGAAATATGTAAGTAATTGGAATTACTCTCATTACGAGGTGCTAGATAACTTATATTTGCCTTTACCCGATCTGTTAGATAAATTATTTTAGTGATTAATAACTTTTTATCTGTTAATATACCTAACGGTAAAGCAAAATTTTTAGAACCCTCTTTTACAGATTATAAAAATATTTGTAAAATGCTAGTAGGCACTACGCCAGATCTAATCGAAACATGTATTGATACAACGATAAAGAGTCTAGTTAAAACTGAGGGCCGGTTAAATATTATTGATAAGTTTATTATAATAATAAGCTTGCGTAACACAATTCTAGGTAATGAGCTTAGAACAAATATTAATGGTGTTCAGAGTATAATGAATTTAGGATTACTTTTGAATAAAGATTACGATAATACACCTATAGAACTTACATATAATAATAATAAATTAATATTTGAATCACCTACTATGTTTAAAACAAAAGAAATAGACATATTTTTAGCTGATTGTCTGGTAAATATATGTAATAATGACGTTAAAGACTTAACAATACATGAAAAAACTCAATTAATGGCTGGTCTTGATGTACCTATAAGTCAAATATATAGAAAACTTATAGAAACCTTTGCCGAAAGACGAATAACTTTTGGCACTGACATACAATTTTCATTATATGCCCATGATGATACATTAGCATTTATTCGTAATATTTTATATGAAGATTTATTTCAGCTTTTAGAATTTGAATACACATGCATGCGATTTTTAAATTTACGATCAACCGATTTTTCAACCTATACCTATCCTGAATTAAAGATATTTTTAAATCATTTAGCAAAAGAGAATAAGGATACAAGGGAAGAAGAAAAACCTACATAGTTGTTATTTTAAGCCCGCAATATAAATATTTTTATGTCAGATAAATTTCAAGATATCTTAAATGAGATTAAAAGTAATAAAACAGTAGTTACTGTAGATACTTTAACCAAAAGTGGTGTTAAACTATCACCTTTAACTCTTTCCCAGCAAAAGAAAATTATTGAATCTGCGGGAGACGAAACATTAGCAGTTTTATTTTTTAATAATGTTTTTTATAGTATTTTAAACGAAAATATAGTAGAAGATAACATTAGCAACTTTAATACTATTGACAGGGTTCAAATGGCATTAGCTTTAAGGCATTATTTAAATAATGAAGTAGAGATTGATGACGGTTCAAAAATAGATTTAGATCAAATACTAACAAGAAATAAAGATATTACTGGTAAAGTAGAGCCAGAAGAAATAATAGAAGATAATTTTGTATTTGAAGTTGCTTGTCCTAGCTTAGAACTAGATGATAAAATTAATAAAGTACTTTTAAACAAATACAAGAATGCAACTCTTAATCAAAATAAGCTTAAGAACTTAATTAGTGATTTATATGTATATGAAATTTTAAAATTTATTACTAATTTAAAAATTAACGATATAGAAATAGATTTACATGATAATCTCCATAAAAGTATTCAAGTTATAGAAAAAATGGATACTAAAGTCTTCAGTAAAGTAACGGAGTATATTAATAAAGTACGTGATCTAGAAGCTAAATTTGCTAAATTTTTAGATGGCGAAGAAACAATTGAAATAGTACCGAACTTGTTTATACTTTAGTTTAAACCTTAAATAATAGTATGGCGACCGATAGAACATTGGCTGAAGTACTAGCATTATTAAGTAAAGTTTCTACAAACATGGATAAACGTTTGGAAAGACTTGAAAAAACTACTGGTGGTGGTAAAGCATCTAGCTCAGATTCCAAAAAACCTAGAGAAGTTGTAAAGAAAGCTGAACCTGTTATAGTTACAGATTTTGGTAGAAAAGCCGAACAAGACCTAAACAGAATAGGAACTGGAGGAGGCCCTGGCGGGGATGGGGAAGATGGTGATAAAAAAAGCGGGTTATTTGGCAATTTAGCTAAATTAATACTACCTGCTATTTTAGCTGCTGCAAGTTTGGCTGCATTATTTAAAGGGCTTAAAGATGCAGGAGGCCCATTAACAGGTATAATGAAAATACTTGGTAAAGGCGGTTTACAGCTAGCAATGAAATCATTTAGTAAAGCCTTAAAACCATTTAGTAAAGGGCTTAAGGGATTTATATCGAGTTTTTCTAAATTAGTAGCTAAACCTATAGGTAAAATTATGGGGAAAGTAGGAGCAAAAGGATTCTTTACAACTATAACTAAAGTTTTTGCTAAATTTTTAAAACCAGTATTAAAAAGAATACCTGGTATAGGTTCTCTTATATCTTGGGGATTTGCATATTCGAGATTTAAAAATGGTGATCTAATAGGAGGTATGATTGATTTAGCTTCTGGTATAGCTACTTTATTTCCTGGGGTTGGTACTGGTATTAGTATTGGATTAGATATATTAAATGCATTTTTAGATGTTAAGGCAGCAAAAGCAGCTGAAAAAGGCCAAACCAAAGGTGATATGCTAAAAGAATTTTTTGGTAAAATAATAGATAAAATTAAAGATAGCTTTCCAATTAAAAACTTACTGGGATTCATTGATGGTGTAAAAATGATAATTGGTGGTGATTTTAAAGGTGGTGGTATGAAAATAGTAGAATCAATTCCACTTTTTAGTGCTATTAAATCAGTTGTTAATATGGTAAGCGAAGCTAAAGCAGAAGCAACCGGAGAGGATGGTAAGTTTTCGTTTAAAACATTCTTTGTTAGTCTTAAAAATAAAATATTCGGTGCAATTTTAAAAATAGTACCTAAAAGAATATTCGGCTTTGCATTAAGATCTAAAGTAGCAGACTTTTTAGGTGTACCTGGATTTGAAGATGAAGGTGGAGATGATGATGTTGAAGAAATATCAGAAGCTGAAAATGGTCAATCAGCTATGGCTAGTACTAAAACGCCTGAAAAAGAAGCATTTGAACATCTGGAAATGAGCGGTGAAGAGCAATTAGAAGAAACTAAAAAGCAAAATGAAGCTCTTGAAACCTTGGCTGTTATGTCTGATGAGCAAGCTCAAAAAGCACGTGAAGATAATTTAGCTATTATTGACCTATTGACTGCATTAGTACAGAATACTGAAAATATGGCATCCGGAGGTAGTGCGATATCGCAAAATACTACTATTATGCAAAATCAAAACCGGCTTAGAAGCTTACAAGACGCGACTGCTTATTAAATATTAGTATGAGTAGTAAGAATCTATGGAGTCTACGATTTAGTGAAAGTGAGTATCTGCCTGTATTAAGACCAGGTAGTGGAAATTTATCTTCCGGTAATAATTTAAACAGTTTATTGCAATATAAAGCATTTACTTCTGAGGACCCGCTTACATCTCCTATAGATGTTATTAATGACTTTCCATGGACTGTTAGTCCTAAGTCATCTAGACACGATGTGCCTGCTATACAAATGATTGAATATAGAATTTTATATAATTCACTAGTTAGTAATTTAAATTACTCTATAAATGCCGGGGTCGAATCTGGATATGCTGCTGTAGGTGCAGCAGTAGATGCAGCTGGTACAGCAATAGGTGCTCTTGGTAAGACATTAGGTATAGGTGGTGCAGGAGAAGGTGGTGAAGCTACTACTGAATCGGGAGACGCTGTAGCAGAGCAAGGCGAGTCACAGCTATTTTCGGAGACCAAAAATAGTATTACAGGTATGTGGGACCAGTTACAACAAGCCGGCGGCTTTAGAAGGCTACCACAGGCATTAAAACCATATGAAGGATTATATGCAACTGAGGCAACAGGATTTAACTACTATTTTCCCTATTTAACTGATACTGGGTATTCAGTTAATAATAGCTTCGGTGACGGGGAGGGAAATGTATTAAAACCTATAGTTGATACAGTTGCAGGGGTAGCTCAGGGACTTGCAGGTATAGCTAATGCTCTTAAGCCTGGTACTTATATTGAAAAGAGTAAGCAATTTAGTATGGGACAAGAAGGCAGGCAACTAACTTTCCAAATACCATTATTAAATACTATGGACCCTGCTGATATTACAAGAAACTGGCAGTTAATTTTTGGATTAATTTATCAAAATCGGCCAGGGCGTGTAAGCAAAAGTATAATTGATTTACCAGTAATTTACGAAATAAATTTACCAGGAGTTGCTTATATGCCTTATGCTTATATATCAAATCTTGAAGTACAATTCAAAGGTGCGAGAAGATTAATGAGATTTGAAGTACCTGTTAGTGATTCTGATGGGTCAAATGTTGGTTTAATTGAAACAATAGTACCAGATGCATATAATTTAAGTGTTACAGTTGCTGGTCTAAATGATGAAACAAGAAACATGCTTTATAATAGTGTAACACAACCAAAGTTACAAGTTGGTAAGTCTATACAACCCGGTACTGATCCGGCACGGGTTAATTTAGATCTCGGGGCACCTTCTATTTCTAATCGTATTAGTGGGTTTGTTAATAATCTATTGAACTAGTTGGGAGCATACTATTAAAAGATAAATAATAGTATGGATTTAGGCGAATTCCAAAACAAAATAACTGATTTACAAGAATTAGAGCTCTATCGGTATGAAAATATTTTTAAAGTATATAAGACAGGTACAAAAGATTTTTTCTATTATAATATTTTAAAAAAAATAAAAATACCAAATGATATTAATAATAATTTGTACGATACTGTCAATTTGCCAGTTGCAATGCCTCTAACGACTTTGAGCTATAAAATATACGGTACAACATATCTTTGGTGGATGATTATGATAACAAATGATATTAGTAATCCAGCAAAAATTGAATCCGGAAAAACATTAAAAATTATTAAAAGGGACTTTCTTAAAATAGTCCTTGAAAGTATTAAACAGCAATTACAATGAGATATGACTTCCAGACACTATATAGTGAGCAGTTTGTTTATATCGTTGATAATCAAAAATATATATTTAAAGCCACATTAAACAATCCAGAAGGAGATCAAATATCTCTGACGAAAAGTAGTATTTTAAACTTAATATTAAATGATAATTTATTCGACCCGTGGTTATCTGGTGAAATAGTACTTGATAATAATGAAGATGCACTAGAAAGATTTGTTACAGATCCAACCGAAAGAGAATTTAATCCTAAATTTCAAAAATCTAAGGGATATACAGTGCGTGGTGATGCAAGAGACTTTTTAATAATTGAAATAGTACCGCTTGACTCAGATGCAGCACCTTTTTTAGAAACTGGCGATGCTGTTAACTCGCTTTTTGGATTAAAATATATATTTTGTATTGAAGATTATGAAGCGGTTGATTTTAAAGGTAAAAAAGCTTTAAAATTAGTAATTTCAGATTACGATAAAGAGGTCTTAAAAGAGAGAAAAATATTTTTTACATCAATAGATGCTCTTGTGGATGCAACTGCTGAAACAGGCGACATTACTCAACTATCTGACTTTGAAAGGTCTCAGCCCACCGGTACCCAAATGAAATATGTATTAAAAACAGCTCTTAATGATAGTAAAGTTGTTTTAGCCGCTGGTGGTGAAGACGGTGAAGAAATAACACCTGATTTTGAAACAGGCTCTACGTCTATTTTTTATTCTTCTCCATCTGGTGCTTCTGCATATGATGACTTAATGTATCTCCTACAGCATCATGTTAGCGACGCTAAGTTTAATGATTTTAGTTTTTTAAAAAAATTAAATAATACTGGAGAGTATGTACTTCGTAGCGCTGCATTTATGTTTAGTGAGGCTTATACAAAATCCCGGCAACAAGCCGGCAAAAGGCTTTTTGAAAACTTTACAATAACAGGTGGTGAGTCTGAAACTGATGGTGTAATAGAAAGTGAAAGAAGATCACCATTAGGTACTATAGAATTAGGCGAAAAAAGCGAAGTTCAAGATTATAAATTCTTTAATACATCAGGTGAATTATTTAAAGCCAAAATTAAGCCGCGGATAGTGCATTCCTATAATTTTAAAAATAAAGAATTTAACATTGAAATTGAAGAAAATAGTATAGAAGCTGCAAAAAATAAATTTAGTGAAAATTATGTTGAGCCAATGCCTGGTAAAAATAATAATCCATCGCCAAACTTTCCCATAACGCAAATGCAAGTTCAAAATTTATCTTACAGTGATGTTTTTTCATTATATGGCAATAATCCTGAAGTAAGAAAAGCTTCAGGTATTAATCGATTATTAAAAAATGCTTTAGTGGTTAATATGGGGTTAGAACTTGTAATTAAAGGGCAACTCCATCGTAAAGTCGGCACTTTTTTTAGTATAGACAGAAAAGGCTCATATGTTGAAAATGATTTTGATAATAAATTACTTGGAGTCTACTTTATTGTTGATGTACAGCATGAATTTTCTAATGATACAGAGTATTTTAATAAAATTATAGCTCTAAAAACGTATCATTTTGATGATCCAAAATATAAGGAGAATATACTATAATGAGCAATAAAATTACACTACTACCCGACTATATTGATATAGTTCAACAATCTTCAATCGAGTTTTATAAAACGGGTAATAACCTTATTAATATTTTTAGAAACTATCTAGGCGAGCTTCAAACATCTATTGATTTTGAAGGTGCTAAAAGCGCTGTTGATATAGTAGAAAGTACAAAATTAATATATGAAAAATTAAACGAAACAGATTTTACAATAAAAGTAGAAGAAACTGAATATGCTTTTGACGATATATTTAAGTTATTCTTTATTGAAAAATATCAAACGCTAACTAGTACTATGCAAAATGTGATTAGTTCTAATATACCGGATAATGTATATTTTGTAAACTTTAGTGATGATATTGGTAATATAACTAATGATACAAGTGTTTTAGATAATAGTACGTCGCCTTATTCTGATGTATATGATGCAAGATTTAATCCGCCTAATGGCTTACATGCATCGATATTCAATAAAGTCTCTCAAAATGAACTTAATACTAGTATTTCGTTAAATTTATTAACCGACGGTTTATTAAAAACTTCATTATCAGGCATCTGGGAATTTGGAAACGAGCCAATTAATGATAATCTTGAAATAGCTAAAACATCTCATGGCCGGAATCTTATTACTGATAGTCTTTATATTGATAGGTTAAATTTATTTAAAGATCCTATTCTTAGTGAAATAAAAAATACACTTAATGCTATGGCAGATTTTGTGCAATTTTTTAAAGATGTAAATTATAGAGATAGAGATTCAAATAGGACTGCTAAAAATTTAGAATTTATTGCCAGCGTAGAAGGCGTTCAAGCAAGAATAAATTTATTAAAGAAAAAAATTAATCCGGATTTAGAAATTATTCCCGGCGAGTGAGTTCGCCTAATTTTCGTCAACTATCTCAATATCAGCTTCTATAACTTTAGCTTTATCAAATAACTGTCTCATTAACTCTTCTCGATTAACTAATAACTTATGTTCATTTTGATTCTGTTGGAGCTGTTTTTTAGATTCAATATCTAACTGTTTTATCTCCATAGAAGATTTATTTTTTTGATCCGCTATATGAATTTTATTAAGAGTTTCTATAGCTGCAGCTGATGAGGAAACTAATTTTGCTAATGCTTCTACATCTCTGCTATCAGGCGCAGCAGTAACAAACTGTCCTATATCTTCAATATAACCTAGACTATCTTTTATTAATTTACCTGAATTATTCAAAAGAAATTCTTCTAGTTTTTCCTTCGATAATGTAAATTCTTCTCTTGGTACCGTTGAATCACTAGTATCGGTAGACCCTTGTAATTGAGACAGTAAGTCATTAATACTGTTATTATCGTCACTCATAAAAATATTTAATAGATTTCCTTGATTAAACAAGATAGTATACTATAATAGGGGTATGAGTAAAGTAAGTATAAAGTTTATTAAGATGCATGAGGATGCTCAGCTACCTACTAAAGCGCATGATGGTGATAATTGCTTTGATTTATATGCAGTTGAAGATACTATAATTCCCCGTAGTAGCTATGGCCCGGTAGATGAAGTAAGTGTTGGAAATGCGGTAGTACCTGTCGGTATTACTGTAGGTTATATTTCAGAGGGATATGGATTTGTTTTGAGACCTAAATCCGGTCTTGGCTTTAAAGCAGGGCTACAACCTCATCTTGGTGAAATAGATAATGGGTATCGTGGTGATTGCGGTGTAAAAATGTATAACTTCTCTAATAGAGACTATACTTTCAAAAAAGGTGATAAAGTAGCGCAAATTAAAATTGAAAAAATTTATAATACTGGACCTTAAAGGCGGAGGAAGCTCAAAGAGGCGATGCTGGATTCGGATCATCTGGTAAATAATTTATTACTAAAATTATGGGAAAAATAACAAGACAGAAGATAACAGAAAAAAAAGTTGGTAATGCAAAAGTAAGAAAGACAGTAACAGTAACTGTTACTAAGCCAACAAAAAGAAAAAGAAAATAATCGGAACATAGGTATAATATAGGTATGTTTGATAATTTATGGGTTGAAAAATATCGACCGAAAACTCTTAATGACTTAGTATTATCTGAGAGTAATCGAAAATATTTTGAATCGATTACTAATGAAATACCTAACTTGTTATTTGTTGGTACTCCAGGCTTAGGTAAAACTACTTTAGCTAGAATCATTGTTGAAGATGTACTAAAGTGTCAATATCTTTATATTAATGCTTCTGATGAAAATGGTATCGATACTATTAGATCTAAAGTTGTAGGATTTTCGCAAACTCGCTCGTTAGATGGTAAGGTAAAGATTGTAATACTAGACGAGTCAGATGGTATTACCTTAGATGGGCAACGCGCTCTACGTAATACAATGGAAGAGTATAGTAATAATACTCGCTTTATATTAACCGCTAATTATAAGCATAAGATTATACCTGCTATTCAAAGTCGTACTCAATTCTTTGACCTGAATCCTCCCTTTGATGATGTTGTTAAGCGTATAGTTGATATAGTAAAGCAGCAAGGTATTAAAATAGAAGCTGATCAAAAGGCTAACTTTGTAAATGTTATAAAACAAAACTATCCCGATATCCGTAAGATAATTAATGCTATTCAAAAAGCTTCTGTCAAAGGTGTTTTTAATATTGATATAGCTTTAGAGAGTAAAGAGATAGTTGACAAAATTCATAGAGAAGTGCAATCTGGTAATGTTATAGGACTACGTAAATATTTAATTGAAAATGAAAATGAGTTTCAAGGTGATTATCATAACTTAATGAAGCAATACTTAAATTATGTATATACTTCTAGTTTAGATGATAATAAAAAACGTCAATATATAGTCACTATTTCAGATCATATGTATAAAGACGTATTTGTATTAGATAAAGAGATTAATGCCTTTGCATGCTGGGTTAATCTTGAGAAGATTTAATAAATAATTAAATGAAGGATGATTTACACCTAATAGCTGAACAATATGATGTAGTTTGTGAAGAAAGAAGAAAGCGTAACGCAATTGACAATTTTCAAACAGCTCTAGATGTACTTGGTCTAGACCCTATTATGGGTGTTGGTCCTGCTGCAGACACAGTAAATGTTGTAATATCTTCACTCAGATCCGGATTAGCTTTAGCAAAAAAAGAGAATGATATAGCCAAAGAACATATAATTAACGCTGGTATATCTGCTATATCTTTAATACCATTTGCAGATGTAATTAAAATATTAAAATTCCGTAAGTTAGGTAAACTTGCAAAGCCTGCAACTAAGTTAGCGGTAGTGGGTGGTAAAGCTGCTAAAGCATATGGTGCGAAGAAAAAACTAGAGAGAATTGCTGATGCTAAATCTGAAAAATCAGATCAAGATAGTATCGATATCGATTAAATTCAAAATGTTGGAAAAGGTATCAACATTTTGAATGCAAAAAATGCTAATACTGCGCTAAAGTAAGTACCTAATTTAGATCTTAAAGCCTTCCCAACTTTTCTCATAGCTGTTACAAAAAATCGAGGTTGTGGAATTTTATATTTTTCAGCCCATTTTTCCGAAATATCGGTTAATAATTCCATTTGCTGTTCTTCTGATAATTTTTCACCGGTATTTATCGCTTTTTGAAACTCGGTATCAATCATATAATCTCTTTGATCTTTTTTCAGGCTGGCTGCAGCTTTTCTCTTGTCATCTAATTTTTTAGCAATTATCTCAAGTAAAGCACCAAGACCTTGAGCGGCAATAGCACCACCGGCAGTTGTTAACCCGAGATTCATTGTCCATTCACCTACACCCGTTATATAAGTTCCTATTTCACCTGGAAGATCCATAACAGCCGCGCCAGTTTCTTTTACTGAATCGATTATATCACCAATGCCTTCTAGAACTAATTGTTCTTCAAGCATTTTTTGGTTATGAAACTCTTGAAAAGTTTGCATTAGCAACCTTCTTCGTCGCTAATTCTTATTTCATCTGCTTTATCTAAAGCAGCTTGTCCAAGTTTTTGAAGCTGTTCTGATGTAAGGTAGTTTAAAGCTTTCATTATACCGTCAAGTGCTATACCTGCACCTTTAGCACCAGCTCCACCAACAGCTAAACCAGATTTTAAACCTGCTTTACCAACGGCTTTGCCTGCGCTACCCAATGCACTCATAACACCTTCATTATAAGCTTCTGCGATTAATTTTGAATCTTCGTCTTGTTTCATAATAAATTTAACCTCCTATTGGAGAGCCTCCCATATATACACTTGTATCGCCAACATCTATAGGCCCGGGCTGCGGATTTTGAACTGTTTTAGATGGAATAGAAGTATTCTTTTTAGGTAAATAAAGATCAGCAATCTTTAATGAATCTCCTTGCTGTGTCATTCTTGGATTAACGCCATTTTCAGGAGTTAGTTCTTCTTCATCTATTTCTTTAGGTTCTATTTGTACCTTATTATCATATCTAACTGAACCAGGTACTTTAGATCTGCCAAATTCTAGAGAGTTAAGAAACTCTTCAGGTACCTCAAGTAAATCTAATGGAATAGTTACAGC